CGCTGTGCATCTGCGTCCACTTTGGTCCGACTAAAGCGCCGGATAGGACTTTGGATGGGTTACGGATGAACTTGTAACCGTCATCTAACATCACGGGGGATGCCTGACACCAAACAACGCCCTCCATCTCGGAGGTCACGTTTTCGATCTTGATCTCTTGTCCGAGATCGTAGAAGTGTTGGGTCAGCTGGTCTGGCAACCCAGCTTGGTAGATTGACTCCTCTATTATCAAGAGTATGTCATCACCATCGTCAAGACAATCCCACTTAATCTTCTTGTCTTCGAAGAAAGACCCCAGGAGGCTAAACATCAGGAGACATGCACCTAGAGCGGTGTCCATATCACCCGACATCCTGCCCCCGAGGGCTGTGTATCGCAATCCTTTTGAGCTCATAACCTTGTTTTTAATGGTACACGATAGGATCCATCGTAGGAATGGGTCGCAGCATAAGATGAGATAGAACTTGTGCAGAAGTCTGAGGTGTTTCACGTCAAAATGTTGGTCGAAGCGACTTGCGTCCAACGACATTACAACTGGTTTAGTGAAATCTCTCATCTTCTCATGCAACAACTCTGCTTTCTCCTTACTGTTTAGATTCTTTCCGAAGACTCGTGTTCTAGGAAGATTGTTCATCCGGTTCCCCTTCAACTGGTAAACTACTTCCTCGATAGCCTTAATGTACTGGGCCATCGCCACGGCAAAAACTGGGTTACGATACTGAATGGCACGTGGATCTGGGTTCTCCTTGTTCGGCGAGAACTTGATCTTTTCGCACTTAATGAACATCTTGACGGTCGCCTGATTCCTCGCTAATCCGTGTGATCTGAGTTCGTGTGCTGCCTGCTCATAACGTGTCCGTTTCTTCCCATGATAAGACATGACGACCTTGTCAAGCTCCCAGGGAGTGACCTCCGGGAGCGATTTGGCAATCTTGACCATATAGCGCTCTAGTTTATCCAGCGCGGATGGGATGGGTTTGTTGACTAGACCACAAACCCTATTATGAAATGACACTATTTGATTATGTATGCAGTCATGGTGAGCGAATAGAGGATGCACAATCGGGAGGTCGGGAACCGCCAGATAGCCTATTCTTCGCTCATGTTGGTGACCCTCATCGATCGGAATTGCACCAGAGATTGCGCACCCGGCTTTCAGCTTATTCAGCGTCTTGCCTTTGGCACACAGTGCTATCCGTTCGACGGGGCCCCCTCAGGCCGTGGGAATCCTCCGCGTGAAGCGGAGGGCCCGGGCCACCGTACCTACCACCGGTACGGAGTATACGCCCCTATTATCACGGGGTAATATGCCACGGGTTGCGAGATCATGCAATTCCCTGGTGGAGGTCACTCTACCCCCCGAGTGCCACCAGCTCTCGGTTCGCCAATCGTCGAGGTTGTAATGCTCCAGAACGGTTGGTCTGTGCAGCATCACGCTAACGTATCCCACTTGAGCGAGACACCAAAGTGCCCCCATTGACTCCTCCCGATTAGCTCGGAGCCATTGCTCAGCCTTGACTTTGATCTCGTTCAATCTGCGCACGTCACGTCCGGCCCCAAAGGCCTTCTGACTGACATAACAGTAGAGCTCGAGATCTAACCGCAAACGATTCGCTTCCTCACGCATTGCGCGGATTAAGTTATCCGTTTTAGGACGGTATAGTTCAGGCCCCCCGGTCCGTACCGGTGGTGGGGAGTATTTCCCTGTA